GCTACTGCTTTGCTTAATCCTATAGGAAGTGTAGCGGCAATGCCAGTAATTGCCCCAGCAGTATTTGCATTTGGGTTAGCCGCCTCGGTAACGCGCTGGTCATCCCTCGCTTGCTTGTATAAATCAGAAACCGTTAAATCCGTGAAAGGGGCAAGCGCTCCGGCCGCAAGGCCAGCAGTTATGCGATTTCCAAAAGGAACTGCCGAATTAAGCCCCTGTACGAATGATTGAGCAGCGCCTTTATTATTTCCCATCTCGGTGTTTTTCGCTGGTGCTTGTTCAATCCCAGCCGCTTTCATTAAATCTTCATCCGACATAGCGCTGTAGTAAATTTGTGTTGAGGTATCAGAGGTTGGCACTATTTTGGTGAAGTATTGCGCCGCCATGTCACCGCCTTCATGCTTAATCATCGCGGGCATGATTTTATCAATATCTTGCGGGCTTAGTGGCTGGTTAGGGTTCAAGCCAGTAGCGCGTGAAATCGTGCTGATATAATTGCCCGTGTCATTTTCTGATGGTGGGGCATATGTCGAGATGAGGTTAGCCAATGTAGGCTGGTAATTAGCCCCATAACGTGAAGCCATCGCAGAGCTACGTCCCGTCACTTTGGCAGTTAGGTCGTCCCTCATGGCCTGCAAACCAGCTTCAGGTGTATCGTAGGAACGGAATGATTTAGCATCAGCGCGGATATTACCGGGATTATTATTACGCACGCTAATAGGCCCAGCGGCGCGCATTAATTCTTCATCACTGAGTTGCGACAAATCCACTATTGCCCCCCAGCTTGTCTTGCAGCAGCGCGGCGAGCTAATTCAGCGCGAGCAGCAGCTGGGTCAATTGCTGGCATTGTCAATTTAGGGTCAGATATTAGCGGAGGCTGACCGTTAAATCCTTGGCTCTGAACAGCGCGGCCAGCAGCAACCTTGCCGCTTAATGCTTGCTGCATTCTTTTGATTGCGCCAATTGCCTTTTCATCCGAACCAGCAATTTCGCCAGAACCAATGCTTGCCAGAACTTTCATATCAGTATCAGACAAAACGCCCTTCAGCAGCCCCAAGTTTTCAGTTGTCAATAGATTGCTTAATGTCGTTAAATCCGCTTCAGCATCAACGGCCGAGTTGAATACGTTAGGGAATAAAGTGCTTATGCCACCTCTATTTGCCCTAACGCCACTTATATTGCCTTCAAACTCAGGCGTTCCTTTTTTTGCCAAAGGATTCCCAACCAAGCGATAAGTTGCCTCTAACGCTTTCTGCTTCACGTCCAAACCGCGATTAAATTGGTCTTCAGTTTCGCGGTTCTTTCTATTAATTTCGTCTTGCTGAGCTGGATTCGGCGCGATGCCGCCCCCCTGAATAGGCGTAATCACACCCTGCACAGGATTGTATACGCCAAAGCCACCACCCATATTTTGGATTTGAGCGGCGCGCTTAACATTAAGGAATTGCTGTTGTTGGTCGGCTGGTAGTTGATTGTAAAATTGATACTCTCGCACAGCAGAAGGAGCCTCGCCGCCTTGCGCCAATGTTTGCATCTTTATTGCTCTGTCTTGTTGCTCACCAACTAGCTGAGCCGCAGCCAAAGCCTTTTTCAACTCGAACGCATCCTGCAACTGTTGCTGGTCAACAATTGTTTTCTGGCGTTGGAATACGCTTAAATCAGGCCCCTGCATAAGATGACGCTCCAATCCCGTTACGACGTAGGAACTCTTGAATATCAACACCACCCTGCAATGCGCCAGTGTTAGTAAATGAGCGCCCGCCAAGAACCGAGCCTAGCGCCCCGCTTAATAGGTTGCCTTGGTTGGTTGCAGCGTTAGCACGAATGTCACCGATGTTTGTATTGACACCCGCACCAGCCAATGCACCAGTTAGGCCAGCTTGACGGCCTTGCAATGCACGATTAAACGCGCTGTTGTAGGTATTATCCGCTAGCCCTTGGCCGAAGGTTTGCGCTTCTCTCAATGCGTTGCCAGAGAAGAAACCGCCACGGGCAAGCTGTGCACGTTCTTGTGCGCGGTTGCCTTCTTGCAAGTTAAATTGATAACCGGGGTCTTCCGTTAGGTCGCCCGGCGTGAAGCTAAACCCGCTCGTGTACGGAGCAAGCAGCGCTTGGTTAGCCTCTTGCTGCTGGAGCAATGCTTTTTCAGCTTGACTATTAGCGCGATTGCCTAGCAACGCACTAAGAATTGGCGATGCGTAATCTTTTGAACCTGCCACGGCGGTCACTCCTTCAGTTGGTAATTGCGGGCCTTGGATTGGGGGTAATTGGGGGCCATACGATGATGCGCCACCACCTACTGCGGGGGCAGAAGCCGAACTAGCGGTATCAATGCCAATTGATTTTAACGCATCTCCACCAGATTTGAAAGCACTTTGTAGCGCACTTCCCTGATAAAGGTCATTAACGCCGCTGCTTGCTTTGTCTAACGCCCCTGATGCAGTTTTATAAACATCGCTTAAGCCGCGGCCAACCACTGTATCGTTTAACCCGCCAGCGTTTGCATAACCGCCAACACCGCCTAAAGCCGCGCCAGTTAATGCTCCTTTAAGACCACCGCTAGCGCCACCGGCTGCTGCACCTAATAATCCGCTGCCTAAGCCAGTCGCGGTAGCGCCCGTTGCGCCTAACGCTTTGCCAAGAATAGAGCCGCCACCTGCGCCTGCGTAACCAGTTAATCCACCAGTAATTGCGCCTTTTAAGCCGCCACCACCAAGAGCGCCCATGCCTGCTCCCAGCGCAGCACCAGCAAGAGGGCCAACACCCGGAATTAAAGAAACAGCGATAGGCGCTACCGACTTAAATATCTTGCCGATACTCTTAAAAAACCCAAACTCAGGGTAGCCCGTTTCAGGGTTAATCGAGTTGGCCTCATCACCTACAATGTATTGATTGATGTTAACGCCCGCTTGTTCAAATAGAGCTTTCATTTGCTCCATGACTTGCGGGTCATCCAAAAACGCACGCGGGATAACTAGCTCGCCAAGCGACATGTGCGCCATGACGGTATCGCCGCCACGCCCTGATTCCGCCGCATCTTCGGCTTTATCGGCTGGTTTATCTTCTAATTCTTGTTCCATAAAACCTCGTGTTTATACTACATAAAAAATTGGTTAAATACTAGCTAGTTTTTCACTCTGCCTGTAATTGTTAATGGCACTGTAATCAGCGACCATGTTGGCAAAAATATGGTTTTACTGCTTGATATGATGCGCCCAAAATCATAACCACCGCTTGACACTACATTCACAATAGTATCGGCTGTTACGTTAAATGGCACCGCAATTGTCGTGCTGCCAGCTACCGAGCTAGTATCAGTAGCGGGGACAATCTTCACGGCAAAATCAGTAAAGCCATCGTTTTGATAATAAACGCCCGTAATTGTTGGTGTACCTGTACTTGTGAGATTAACTATTGTCGGATTCCATGTTGTACCAACATCGCCACGGTTAAGCTCGCCAAAATAAATAACCCACGTTGGCCGCAGCTTTCCGCTATCGTCAAGTAATTTATCCGCAATAGGTGCCTGAGAGATGCTCATGTGTTAAACTGGCCTCCCGTTATCACAACCTTAACCGCATCCGTCACGCGCACGCGAAACGTACATTGCCTGTGCCTGCCAAGCCGCCAAAACACTACACGAGTCAAAAACTCACCAATCTTGCCCATGGCTTTTTCATAGTAGGTGTAGAATGTTCTGCCTCCATCGTTGGATAGATAAAGCATACATTTGGGGTCGGTAATCGTCGTATTTCCTACGCCAGTTTCAAAATTAATTGTGAGATTTCTAATTAGAAACGGATTGCCATTATCAAAAATATGCGTGAATATTCTATCGCGGGCAATCTCTGCTCCGTCATCCGAAAAGTAAGCAGCCGATTGGTGGTAGACTTTGCCAGAAATCCTATCAAGCGCTAATGTCTTTCCGAAAGCATAAAACAACGCATTTGTCAATGGAAGTTCATATTGGCCTAGGTTATTCAGGTAAGCCCACTCAAACCACAACCTTGTTGAAATATCATAAACAAGCGCTGTTTCCATGCCGCCGCCAGTGATGGTGTAGTATGTATGCCCAGCCTCTTGGTAGGCCATTGCTTTCAATGTAGTGATGGAAGGAGCTGATTGAATGCGCAGCTCTATGGCCTCAGTAGAAATCCTTTGGGGGGAGAACCCATCAGCGCGGTAAACAATCCCTGCACCATAATCATCTTTACCCACCCAAAATGCGGTGTTATCAAGCTCTAAAATAGTGCTAGGAGCCACCACGCCAACGGCAAGGCTTGCCGAGCTATTAACGCGTTGAAACGGGAATGAAGCCGCGCCTGTGTTATTCCACGGCTCAATGGATGTATCACCAAATAGCCATAATTGACCAAAGATAGCAGCAACACGAAGCAAGCTATCAGGCGAAGATTCAGCCGAGGCAAAGTCTAGCGCTGCCCATGTAAAGCCATCGAATGGTGCAGATATTTGGAAGATACCGCTAGAAGTCGAACGGTTTACAATAAAATACCCATCAAGAAATACCACACTTGCAGCACTTGGAAGGTTAGCGCTTATGACGCGCTGGAATACGTTGGTGGCGTAGGTTAAGATGTAAAGGTCGCGGCCATCACAAATAGCTAATTGATTGCCATTCTCTGCTATCGTAATGTCACCAGAGCTAGTTAAAAGACTGCCACGCAACGTGCCAACGCCGCCCGAAGAAAGCTCATAAAGCTCAGAGCCTGAAACACAAAACGCCCTGCCGTTGGCCGCGGCAAATCCACCACGTCCCGGGCCAGCACCTACGTTGGCAAATTGTAAATTACCCGGACGCGAATAAAGCGAAGCTGGCTTCTTACCTTGTTGGTCTAAGACAACGTACATGTTGACGGTGCGCTCTGCGTTAAATGGCAGTGACGCTTGCTGAGATGAGCCGCCTATTACGCCAGCCTCCATATTACAAATCCCTTACGGTATTGCTCAGAATGTCGTAACGAGTTGCGCCGCTGGTTTCCAAAGTGTTAATTTGTAAGTTCTGGCGGTCAATGGACATTTTAGAAGTTGATGCTAATGCTGCCACTTCTTGCGAAACTGGGATTTGATAGCTAGGCGCTAATTCAATAAACAACCCATATTTAAGCGCTCGCTTATAACCCGCTGGAAGTGAAAGAACCGTATTTAACGCTAAAGTTCCGTTGTCATTTTTATCCCACAGAACTAAACTGTAGTTTGTCAGATTGGCTATGGGCGTGATATAAGCAGTAATCAGCGGGTAGGTCATGTTAAACCATACCGCATAAGGGTAACTACCAACCTGTCCCTTCACTGGAATGTCAGCCCATTGCTGGTCGTTTAGGATAGTGATTGGAATATCTTGCTGCTGCGTAGGGCTTGCAAATGTACTGCGCACAAATGCCGCCGTGATATCGTTAGGGCGGGGTATATTAAGGTTGCCACCTAAGCCAATAGTATATGTAGCCTGATTCGCCACGAATGGGATGATATGCTGCGTTGCCCCATAAAGCTTCTGAGGGTCAAGATTCCAAGATTCGATGAGGTCGTTTAGCTTGGTAAGCGCGCCAGTGCTTTGCGCAGCGGTGGGTGTTTCTTGGTCGGCAATCACGCCCATATCCAATAAAACATCAGTTATCAGATTGAGGGCTGTATAAGCCATGACCTACCCATTTTTGAATTTGAAGATTAGGGGGTGACGTTTTAAGCCACCCCCTAGATAACTACAGAATTTTATAGTTATAAACCGAAGTGTCAGAAGCAGTCCCCGAAACCGAGAAGCCAGTACCAGCGGTAATGGTCTTAATGGATGGGATTGCGCCAACCGTACCACCTACAGTTTTCAGCGTGATAACCACGTGAGAATCTGCGGTGATTTTGGTGTTAGCAACTACCACGGGGGTAGTTCCGTTTGCAGTGAAGGTGCCGCTTGCAGCCATGCCGTCTGGATAGACGTTAATGCCTGCCTGAAGCAGAGAGGTTTTGTTAGACGATGTGGCGTTAGCCATAGTAAATACTCCTTAAATGTATGATTAACCGAGGATACGCGCAGCAACTTGCGGATACGTTTCCAGCCATGCGTAGAGAACGTCAAAACGTACAACGCGCTGGTTGTTCGTGATGTCGTAACCCTCTTTCATGCTGATGGACAAACCGCTCATCTTGTCGCTTACAACCGTGGACATTACACCCATGTTGCTTGGCACTTTTGCAAGTGGAACCATAGCGAAGGTGAATGCGTTTTTGTCGTAAACAAGCGATTGACGCGATACCGCACCCGAAGCACCCGAAGTAACCGTAATCGCCAAGTTATCAGCAAAGGTGTTGCCACCGCTTGCGTTGATAACGTTCTGGCGTGGGCCGCTCAGGATGATGCCATCTTCACCGATGGTAATGGTCGAGTTACCCGAGCCATCCGTAACGGTTTTTACAGCAACCACAAAGTTTTTAAGGCGGCCAGTTGAACGGCCAGTTTGTGGGTTGCGGTTGTACATACCAGCGATGGTGAAAGTGTCACCAACGTTCAGCGTAGTGGTGGTTATAGTCCAGCCGTCGGTAACGAGAGTGTTGCCAGATTGGTTTGCACCGTTGGTAAGTGGCGTGCCACCGTAAGTACCAGCCGTGAAAGTACCAGCTACAGGCTCGTCATAAAGGTCAAAGCCGTAGCCGTTACCAAGCAAGCCGTCAGCATAAGCTGCGTTTACGGTACTAACTGGGTTAAAGTAGCTCTTAACGCCAGTAGCAAAGTTTGCATTTTGGAAGCTGTTGAGCAAACCTACGCGATTACGGCCAATTAATGCACCGTTCGACGTAATCAATGCACCAGCCTCAGCAAGAACGCTTGGGTCAGTGATTGCGGTGCCGGGGGTACCAACAACGTTTGCAACTTTCAATGCAAGGTCAAAACCATCAGCTTCAATCTTAGCAGCAAGAGCCGATGCAGCGCCATCAAGTGCGCCATCAATCATGCCGCTTTGAACTGCGTCATAGCTAATTTGCAGGTCAAGTTGGCTTGCCGAAATATCAACGCCGAACATGTTCAGGTTGGTGCTAACAGCTGGTACAATGGTGTTTTGAATATCCATCACTTCGCCCGAACGCACATTGTAAAGAGGTGGCTTGGTGATGTTGATGATACCGCCTGCACGTTTTTGCGAATCAGCGAGTTCCGATTGGAAATCCTTATTCGAGTTTGCCGTCATTGGCAGTTTGTTTTGCAAACGCCCAAGCATACGCTTGGCGATTACTGTTTGAATAGGCACTTGGTTAGACATTGGTATTCTCCTTGGTGGTGGTGAAAACTACCAAGGAGAATCCAAGGTAGTGGTTACTTTTTAATAAATCGTTTGTTAAATTCAGCTTGAGGCATATTCTCCCAATCTTCCTGAGTGTATTTGCTGTAATCCTTATCGGTATTTGCACTTACACCCGGCGGAGTAATAGGAGGAGCAGCCTTAGTGACTTTGGGTTTTTCTTGCTCACCGCCATTTTTGATAAATGCCTCGATGGCCTTAATCGCTTGCGGCAGTGATTCAGTTGGAAGCCCTCGCAGGGTCATCAAGTCAGCGCCATAGTTTGCTAGGTGGTAGCTAATATCTGCACCAACAGGAGAGGCTAGAATTGCTTTCTCAATATCTGGTGTGATTAATTTGCTTTGTACTAGCGAACCAATCTTCTCATCAAAATCAGGCTTTTCCGCTTTTAAAACTTCAGCTCTTTTAGCAAGGGCATCAGTTTGTTTTTGCAGCTCAAGCTTCGATGTTTCTTGCTGGAATGTTTGAACCGCCTCATAGCGAGCTAGGTCACGGCTGTATTCCAGCACATCATCATAATCTTGAATGTTAGGCTCTTTTGATAAATCCTTAGCCTTCGGTTCGTCCGTTTTTGGATTCATCTGTTCCTGTAATTGCCTCAGTTGCTCGCGCATCGTGGCATTTTCAGTAAGCAGGCGCTCTTTTTCGGCTTTACGTTGGGCAGTGCGGGGGTTGATGGGTTTTGGCTCAGTCGGTTCCACTTTGGGTTCCGTAGCTGGCGTTTCGGCCTCGGTGGTTTTATCCTTGGTAGGCTCAACCTTATTAGGTTCGGCCTCGGGGACCACATTGGATTCCACTGTGATTCCATCATTAACAGTCGTATCCGTAGCGGTAACTTCTGTATTGGTTTCCATAGTACATTCCTTTTATGTTAATTGCAAGTGGTTAAATTAAGTAGGCCATTAAGAGCATCATTTCCTCATCGTCTTGTAACGCTCTTAATTTCTGTTGCTGCAACTGGTCAATAAGTTGCTGTAATTGGTGCTGTGTCGCGAGAAGTTGCAATAGCTCCATCTGCATCGAGCTATCCGCCAAGTCACTTAGACGCTTAAATTCTAATTCATCAATTTTAATCTGAACGGATTTAAGGTCTAGCCGCGCTTCCTCAAATTTACGCTCTATCTCACGGCGCTCTCTAAGCTCGTGGTAGGTTGGCTGATATTCTCTCCATTTGTTGCCGTTCGGAGTTAATTGCTCTACAGGCTCGCCCCCCATATTAAAGCCGGGGTTGTTGAATCCTGTGCGGTTAAAGCCGTACATAATTTACACCGTTCTGCTTAACATCACCTTCATTTGGTGGGGCGTCTATTCCCAGAAGCCGTTAATCTGCACCACGCCACGAATGATTTGCGAAGCCGTTGCCAAACCTACAGGCATCTTGAGAATGATATGAACAAACGTACCAGCCGCTACATAAATAGGCGCATCTAGGTTTGCATCAACATCCGCAGCCAAGAACCCAATAGGCGAAGCCGCTGGCAGTGACTGCATACCCAAGGTAAGCCGGCGAGGCGCACGAGTACCCGCCGTAGCGGAATCAGCCGTGGCTAGCGATACAGCCGTAGAACCTACACCCAAGCCCCATTGCAGTAGCGTACCCGTGGCACCTACGGCAGCGCCCGTGTTTGCGGTTTCAATACGAACTCCACGGATTACGAGGTTTTTACCAGCACCAGCCGCAGAAGCAACAGGGACTTGAAAGCCAAACAGCGCATAGTCGGTTTCAGCACCTGCCACAGCAGCAAATTGGAATTGGCCGCCGAGCGTGGTATACCCAGCCGCCGTGTTAGATAGGGTAGCTGATGCGGGAGCAGCGGAGTTTGCATAGTTAGCTGTAAAGCCAGCAGCAGCGCCGCGTGCGTTGTTTACCGATGATTGCTCCATACCAGCGCGGCAGGTTGACCACACACGGTTGTTAGCAAGGTCATGTCCAATCACCGCAACGTCAGATACTTCCATGCGGAAAGCCGTGGACACAATAGCAGCGTTGTAGG